ATCCGATTCTTGGAACATCATCTATATCTATTCTTTTTCTTGAAGTGCTTTGCCCGTCTTTTGAAAGTTTTCTAAAATCAAGACCTAAAATCAAGCCATTTACGCCAAGAGCGAATCTTAAGTTAAAAGGCTCCCAGCCATTTTTTATTTCTTTATTTATTTCTTTGCTCAATCTTGATTCTGGATTTTGTTGTGCTGAATCAACTATTGATTGAACTGTTTGTTCTATATTAACAGGCTTTCTTGTTGTGATTGCCCTTAATAAAACTATAGAGAATGCTCCTTTGATTTTATTTGTTAGATCAACAAAGCTGCTTTTCTCCAAAAACTCTGATTTTTCTCTACCGTGACTTGTATCTACCAAGTCCACTTGGAAAACTTTATTTCCTTGTCTAATAGCTAAATTAATTTGATTGCCCTGTGACATACCGGCAAAAGAAGATGGATCTAGTGAAACAATAGATTTGATAATTTCTTTAGGATCACCAGTAAAAACAACGTCTATATCAAGATCACCAAATGTTGTCTTTTGTTGTAGCGCTTTTTGTATTATATCTTCTGTTTCATATTCTTCTGGTCTTACTGAACCAGCACCATATTTAGAAGTTGCGGCTAATCTTGTAGAACCAAGCCTATATTTTGGTGGAACATTTGGATCTATAAGACCTTGGTTAGCTAACGACGCCAATATTTTACCTAAAAGCGTTCCATCATCTTCTATAGATATTGTTCCAAAATCTCTTGGCAATAAATGTGGAATATCAGAACTATTGATTTTAGAATATTGTAGATCAACGCCAGCGTTATCAGGATTTTTTGATAAAAATTTATTGATTAACGATTGTGCTGCTAATCCACCTTCTAAAATAATACTTTTCATTCTCATTAATCCTATAATAGCTTGGCTGCGAGTGTTGCGACTTTGCTTCTCTCACCCTTTGTCAATGTTATATGACCAGTTAATTCGCTTTCTTTTAATTTCTCAATTGCATATGTTAAACCATTTGTCGTTTCATTTAAATAAATATTATCAATTTGCTCAACATCGCCAGTAAGAACTATTTTTGTGTTTTCACCGACGCGAGTTAGAACGGTTTTGATTTCGTGAATATTCATGTTCTGGCATTCATCAATTATAATAAACGCATTATTGAGAGAGCGCCCACGAATATAGGTAAGCGCCTCAACTTGAATAATTCCCTTCTCTTTATAATGTTCTAGGGGATCGAGATTCTTAAATGCTTTGTTGCTAAATAGTGTATCAAGGTTATCTTGGATTGGAGCAACCCAAGGTGCCATTTTTTCTTCCATGGTGCCGGGCAAGAAGCCAATGTCTTTGCCCATTGGCATGACAGAGCGAGATACAATAATCTTTTCGTATTTTTTATTGTCCTCATCTTCTTGGTTTATAACAAACTCAAGGGCAGATGCAATAGCCAATAGAGTTTTGCCTGTGCCTGCCGAACCCATCATAGATACAACTGGAACAGATTCATCCATCAGCAAATTTAGTGCCATTTGCTGTTCTTTATTTCTGGCTGTTAATCCAAAAACAGTTCCCTCTTTGCCTCTGACGTATTCTTTGACGCGGAGAAGGGGCTTGTTAAAGGCAACAAAGCGAGATAATCCAGTTTTCTTTTCGTTAGAAGAAGAAACAAGGATGACAAACTGATTTGGTTTAAAATCTTTTGTATTGTCATCATTTTCTAGAAATATTTGTTCTCCAGAATAGAAACGATCAATTATTTGATCATCTACTAAAAGCTTGGAATAACCAGCATAAATATCATTCGTTTTCTTTACTACTTGATTCTCTGTATAAGCTTCACAATCAAGCCCTAAAGCATCGCAACGTACTCGGAGATTAATGTCTAGGGAAACAACAATTACTTTTTTTGTAGGATTTTCTCGTTGCTCTGTGAGGGCACAAGCAAGTATGGCATTGTCTGGTAATGATTTATCAAAATCTTCTGGAAGTTCAGACAAAACGGAAGATTTGGCTCTTACAACGCCATGCCCCTTCTCTATTCTAACGCCTTTGTTAAGATTACCCTTAGCTCTTAGTTCATCAAGAACGCGAATGAAATTTCTAGCGTTCAATCCAACGCCGTCTTGACGTTTTTTTTGTTTATCAACTTCTTCTAAAACTTTAAGGGGTATTAAAATGTCGCTTGTACCAAATTTATATAATGCTTCATAATCAGTTAAATAAACGTTTGTATCGAGAACATAGATTTTTTTGGACATGTTTCACTCATAGGTTGTGGGCAAATAAAAAACCCTGCCAACAGTAAATAGTTGGCAGGGCTGTTATAGGAGCTTTTTATTTTTAAATGTAGTTATAAGTTTTCGTATCAATCAGGCGCTTTAGAATGTTTGCATCTCGCTTGTTTAGAGTTCCTACATCGATAATGCTGCGAGCAGCTAGTGAAACATTTTTATTGTCAAAGTTTGGAAGGTCTACTTTGCGCGTATACCAACGAGGGATGGTATAATCTCCGCTGTCGAACAGATGACGCTCTAGATGGTCAGCAGTTTGCTTAAACAGCCCTTGATTCGGGTTATCCTCAAACTCAAAATCTGAATATCCATTCATGTATCCATAGTTGCTTAGGTTTTTCATGCGCTTGGCAAGCCGACCAAATGCCATGTTTCGTCCAACTTTACGATCAAAGCGATCTTTGGGGCTACATGATGAAAAATCAAACACTACTTTATAGCTACCATTCTTTTCGGAACGATTTACGACAGTATAAGCTACGGTGATCGTTCCACCGTTCCTACGGAAGTAAATAAACTTAACATCATCAATTTTTAGGTTTTTTAGATCAACGCTCATTGTACTCCTTTTTTTGATTGCGCTTCCTTGCAGCGCCTAACAGACCATAACCTGCTATGTCCATCCAAGGATCTTCATTGAAAGCATCCTTGTCTGTCGCAATTCTAAATAACTTATCCACTACTCTTGTAATAGCGAGAAAGTCATCGTATTTATCTACATCTACGCCATACGGATAAAGAACTTCTAAGATTTGATTACACTTATCGAAAGAAGAACCGTAGGCTTTATTTTTTTTCTCAACTAGGGCACCAATTTCTGTGCCAAGTTTTTGATAAACTTCATCCATGTTTCCTCTGAATAGATCAATGCCAGAGGTTCTTATGTTGCTCTGGCATTTTTATGTTTTTATTAATCTGTTACTGTAACATCAGTTGCTACCGAAACATCCTCGGCAACATCAGCCGCAGGCGTGGCATCTACAGGAACGCTGGTTGCGTCAACTGCATCGACAACTGCTGAGTCGGTGACTGCTACATCAGTAGCCTTTGTCTCGTCCTCACAAGCTGTAAGTGCCATTGCTGTGGCTAGTGCGAAAAATACAAACTTCATTTATTTACTCCTTTGTGATTATACTACCGAATCATCTTCGGTGGCTTTTAAACTGAACATTCTACCAGAATTTACTGACCATTTGTGAGTTACTGGCGCTCCACGATTATCTGTTGTCATGTGATACCAAACTAGTGGATTGTTAGCAACTTGTTGACCTTTGACTTTACAAATTGGACAAACGTAAACTTTCATTTCACCCCTTCAGAATTTCTCGTTTTGTTACAGTTTCTTTAAGATGTTTCTCTCTTTCGTATTCCTCAAACATTTCATCTTTTTGAAGATCTGCTAGATGTGGATACTTCTCAAATACTTGAGATACAGAGAGATTCTCCTCGACCATAATTAGTCGAATCTTATCAGTTACCTTTCCCATTTTTGAATTCCTTTAAAAAAATTTTTAACATATATATTATTTGTATCGGAAAAAATAGTGCCATTACACCATACATAAGAGCTATTTTTAATGTTACTGATATTGGTGGTTCTTCTTCTTCGCCTAAAAGAAATTTATTATAAGCTATGCCATTTATTATAAAAAATATAAAAGCTATATGTAAATATAATTTTAGCATTTTGGTGCGCCCGGTTGGATTTGAACCAACATACCATGCTTTATAAGAACACTGCCATTAACCAATCGTGCCACAGGCGCGTTGGTATCCCCACCGGGGCTTGAACCCGGACTCACCAGATTGAAAGTCTGGGATGTTAACCAGTTACACCATAGGGATAAAGAGAGCCTTTTTACTTCTTGCTCAGGAATACACATTAGCCTTCTACAGATTCAGTTTTGCGAAGCTCAACAACTTGCTTGCGTAGCTCTTTTAGAGAGGCTACAGCGTCTTGAGCAGCGGCACGAACGCGAGTACCAGCAGCCTTATTACCACGGTCGCATTTCTCTGCATCGACAAGAGCAGCATTTAGCGACTCAAGTACAGTAGACAATGTTTGACGAACGGAAACAGAACTCATTTTTTTCCTCCTATATGTTGAAATGAGATTTTGTGTTTAAAAGTATAAGCCTTATTTTAGAGTTTGTAAAGGCTTTTTTAGATATTTTCTATTATCTATTAGAAAATTTATCAGGTTTGTGAGAGCAGAACACTCTTCTTCGTTTTCTCTTTTTCTTCTTATCTTCCTGCTCAGGACTTGATTAGCATACCCTACGCCGCACTTTTTGTCAAGCCCTTTGTAGCCACAGTTGTAAGCAGCCAAGCCCAAATGCAAGTCACCCTTGGCAGCTTTTTTCCAATACTTTATGGCTCTCACGCCCACGATTCTATTGACTAAAGGAATCTTCAAAAAACGTGCTGGTACTGGTGAGTACCTTTTATCTATCTGCATAAGACCGACACAATAGCCGTTATCTCTTACAGTTGTTACACCTCTCGATTCCTGAAACTCAACAGAGTCGATTATGTTTTCGCTTATTTCTGGATCTGTTACTCTACACGAAAAGAGCAAGCTGAACCAGAAACTCAGCTTGGCAATAATTGACATTGCTATAAATAGTTTCTAAAAAACCAAAAGGTGCCGTCGAAGGGAGTCGAACCCCTGACCGCCTGATTACAAATCAGATGCTCTACCAACTGAGCTACGACGGCATTTAATCAATTTCCAGTTCTTTTACTGGAGTTGATTGTTTTTGTTTGTGAGAATAAATACTATCAATTCTATTTTTTAATTCTGTATTCTCATTACGAAGAAGTAAGTTTTCCGATTCTAACCTTAGAATCTCATTCTTTAGAAAGTTGTTTAGTTTTGCCTCAAAATAAAAGCGTTCTTTTACTTCTCTGCTCCACCTTTGCATTTCTAACTTTACTTCATCACTCACTATTTTATAGTCCTATTTTATGGCTCCCCGGGTGTGATTCGAACACACGACATTTCGCTTAACAGGCGAACGCTACTGACCAACTGAGCTACCGGGAAATACAACACTATAGGTGTGTTTCGTCCTCATCTGAGGAT